GTCAATGACTCTTGCGCCGCGCTTCCTTGACTTGCTCCTGGGAGTGTTTCTGTGCTGTTTAATCTCGAAACCCAATCATTTACCGAAGAAATGGTCATAATGCCTGTTTTATTTTCCGCAGTATTTCCTAATGATTGAATTAAACCATTATGCGAAATCATACCAGCCCTCGTAAGAGAACCGGATTCGGTGAATGGTATAACAAAACTTTGATCGTCAACTAATACTGTTACATTTGGTCTTGCCATTTTAATATTATTCCTTATCTATCTAAGTGATAACAATTATCATTTTTAACACATTTTTGTACTATACTTTGCATCTTTTAGAGGTGCTTGTTTTATTTATATATAAAATTACAATTTTCTGTTGCTATACAGGAAACCACCTATCTTCTCCATCCCATTCCCCGTCTTCTAAACTATCAGAAGCAAAACCAAATGGCATAAGATCATCTTCAATTTCCCTAATTTTTTCTTCATATATCTGTGTGCGAATATCACTATCTGTTAAAGACTTGAAATAATCTTGTCTAGTCATCCATGCAAATAGCACCAAGGACATCACCAAATCGTCTGTATGACCATCATCTGCTTCAAAAGAATTACCCTTTGCAACAAAAGTGATTAATTCGTTCACACAATCTACATCTTCTACTATAAGTTTATCTTCTTCAATTAAACTTTTTAGTATAGAGCAACCCAACTTCTTAACAGGTGTGGTGGTTCTTACACCCAACTGTGATTGTGATTTTCCTGAACCACCAAAACCACCATTTATAACCTGTCCCGCTCTTCCTTTATATATTGTCATCATAACATTTTCATATTCTAAATCTTTATATAAAACATCTGCTACTTGTCCGCCAATATCATTAATTTCTACTAAAACTTGTGCGTGATTATATTTTGTAGCAACTGCTCTAATAACTGTAGGATAAACCATAGGGGAAATTGTGTTATTTCTATACCGTGCAACAAGTTTATATGGCATATCTGTTGCATCTACTACCACAAATGCACTATAGTCCTTTCCTTGTCCCCGAGAGGTATCAACCGTTATAAAATAATCTCTATCCTCTTTAGGCTCTTCATATATCCATAACCCATCTGCATCTTTGGTTGCTGGGGTTGACCAATTCAATGCCCGTAGTTTTGCGGATGATATTAATGTGTTTTGACTGCCCATAAAATCGCAAATAAATTCTTGCTGGAACTGAGAGGCTGAAGTATTTGCAATAGTATCTTCTTTCCATTTTTCATCACGCAACGGACCACCGGGATATTGAGGAACCTGATCCCACTGAACCTCTATAGGAATATAGTCATTTTTTCCGTCTTCTCCAGGCTTCTTTGTTGCACCTTTCCAATAATAATAGAACATGTTTAAACCGTTTGGTGTTGAAATCATAATAACTTTTGTGTTTTGTCCAGCACTAATAGTGGGATAAACCGAATTAAAGAATTCTTCTGCTATAGTTGTGGGGACATGGGCAAATTCATCAAGTAACAAAATATTATAACTTCCACCGCGAATAGCACTAGATGATGTGGAAGATGCAATAATTCTTGAATCATTTTCTAATTTAATACTACCTTTATTCCATTCAACAATTCCTTGCTGTAACCAGAGAGGCAAATATTCATATGTGAGTTGTAATCTACTTAATATATCTTTAGCAACAGATTGTTTATTAGCAAGAATAGCAACATTCATATTTTGATTGAATAATATATAATGTAAAAGATATGCAACCATTGTCGTCGATTTTCCGCTCTGCCGCGGCAGTTTTGCAATCACAAATCGGTTATTGTGAACAGTTTCAACCATATCTTCTTGAAAATCATAAAGTTTAAATGGAACAAGTCCTTCATCTAGTGAAACTACTTTAATATATTTCTCAATAAAATATACAGGATCTTTAGAACATTTCATATATTCCTTCACCTGCTCCTCAGTGAATTGAATATCAATACCAGCCTCTTTAAGATTGGTGTTTCCTAAATACCCTCCCTGTTTGTCAGTCATTTATAATATCCGTATCCATAATTGAATCGTCTGTAATTGCTTTTGTTCTACTTCGTTCTTGATTTATTAAATCTTGTAATTGACTAGTAGAACCAACATAAATGGATTGGTTGGTTGTATTGTGCTGATTAAGAATTATATCTTCTTTATCAATCTCTTTTACTTTCTTATGCAGTTCCATTAAATCTTTATTAACTTCAGAAACAGTTTTAATCATCTGAGCAGCAACTTCATACGCCCGAGGCGCATCCCCCTGAATTGCTACATTTAAAATACCTTCAATTGCATCTTCACCTTGTTTGATAAGTTCCTTCATGTTCTGACGAACCAACCAATAGTCCTTTTCGCTGTCGGTAGTCTCTACTTCTACTACTTTAGCATTAGGTGGATGAACTATTTCTTTAGTTCCATCTTTAAATTCTATATCTAGTGCTTTCGATAATTTTTCATCTACTGTTTTTTTATGTTTCATAATAGAACTCACCATAAATCTCATTACCAGCAGTATAACCTGCTCCTGTATATCCACCCGTAATACCAATTCTTAAATCATGTGCGCCAGTAACAGGAAAATTAAATTTGTCTGATTCACCGAATATATCAATTTCAGAAGTAAGAATAATTTTACCCGTTTTAATTGGCCCATAAACATAAGTCTTAGCAGAAAATTCAAACGATGAAGTTATATTTCTTCGAGTATCAAACTCTCCTTCATATTCTTCAATAGTTGAAACAGAATTAAGTACAATAGGAACATCCACCTTTTTATTAACATCATTCATGTTAAACGATACAACAAATTCTGGAGTAAAATATGGTAGAACCTGTTCTATAATTTGAAGATTATCATCTTGATTTCTAGTAAATACATACAATCCGAAATTTATTATATAAGGTACTTCGTTGTAACTATAAGAATAATTTGTACCGTCCGTACTTGTTACTTTTCTTTTTCTTAATTTGTTGGTCTTTCTTGAAGGATCATAAGCATATCCTGTTATATCAAACCCAATTCTAGGAAGAGTTATTTGAACTTTTGAAGTATTGGAAATACTACTACTCTCTGCAATTCTTCTAATAAATTTTTCCTTCGGACCATATGATAATGGCACACGGATAGTTTCTTTAGTAGTATCATCAGGATTTTTTCTAATAATTCTAATATCATTAAATAAAGAACCGAAACCAATTACTAATTTTCTAATTGCTTCGTTGTAGAACTGTGTAAACATTAATAACCCTCTTTATATCCTTGTTCAACCAGAATATTCCATTTTTCTGTATTAGGAACTGCCATCTTTCTTTTACCATTCTTATTTAGGTATTTGATACCCTTCTTTGCTTCTATAATTTTATTAACATGGATAGGATTTTTCATTGCATTATTTTGCTTCATTTTCTCAATCGTTTCGGGTGTGTGCTTTCTTCCATACATTCCGATTTTCTTTTCTGCTTGGAGTCGTTTGCTGTTTTCTCCAATCTTCTTGCAGGTTTCTGGTGTTCTTGGATTTTCTTTATAATGTTTCTTCATTGCAATTGAAGTGGATTCGGAAATCTTTTGTTTGGTTTCTTCGGACAGAGTTTTACCACAATTCCATTTACCAAAATCTGGATTTGCTTTGTTCTTTTTGCTAATCTTTTGACCGACTGTTAGTTTCTTTTTGGGATCTGTGGTCCAATGCCCATTTCTGTGGTTGGTAAGATTATAATATCGTTTTCCCAATTCCTCTTCGTTTATCATAGATAAAAATTTATATTCTTCATCAATTAAATCTATTCTTGTTGTATAAACTCGTTTGAGAATCTTTCTCTTAAAATCGTTCGGTCTTCTTTTATATGCTCGTTTCATCCAATCCGAACTGCAAATATAACCATCATCTTCTGTTCCCCAATGACATCCAATATAATATCGTTTATGTTTTATATCATACCAAATATAAACAAATCCATATTTTTCTTCCATTTTAAATCTCCTTATACTAATATGTATAAAAAGTGTTGTTTCTAGTACGATCCTTCTGAAAAAGGATCAACATCAGTAAAGTCAAAGATGTCATCTTGGTCACGAATCAATTCAATATCTTCATTATCACCAGCAGGCTTATTATCTTCTGGTTCTTGTGGAAGAATAAGAGTTGTAGTTGTCTGACTACTAAGTTCATATTCTGCACCAGATACTGCACCTTTAACGGTTTCAAGTGACGCATTTGAAAGAGTACCAACAATATTAGTAACAGTAAGTTTTGTCAGTGTAGAATCCCAATCAGTAACAACAGCAGTTGCTGTCGCATCTGCTAATGAAGCCGCAGTAGAACCCAAGACTTGGAAAACCGTTTCGCCCTCAAAATAATTTGTAACAGTAGATGCACTTATTCGTGTACCAAGAGACAATTCTATTGCAAATTTCTTTCTTTCTGTTTCTATCTTATCAATATCACTATACCCTGTATCAATATTCTCTTCACTATAAGTGAATACTTCACATGAAAGTTTATAAGTATATAATTTTCCTAATGAATAAAAGGGATTTTCGTGTTCGACAAAATTAATTTCAAACAAAGTATTACTAAGAGGAAAGAAAATTAAATCTCCTTCTTTTGGGCGAATAGTATTTTCATAAGAACCAACAGATTCTTCAAATCGTTTTCGAGAAATAATCAATTCTATTCTATCTCGTATTTGAATACCAAATCGCCCCATAACATCACCCTCACCCTCAAATCCATCAACAGACTGAATATACATTTCCATTTCATATCCATCATCAAATTTAGAAGTACTATCTTCACCAAAAAGTTCATCTTTATTTAAAAGAGTTCTAGGAATATAAACCATGTCCTTACCCATTGTTTTTATAATTTCAATGGTAAGTTCTTCAACTATATCCTGTTCGCCAGTATATTCTTTAAAATGGGGATTGCGAGCCATACTTTTTCCTAATAAGATATTATCCAGTCATGAAATCAATAGGATCTTCATATGTTAATCTTAATTCCTCTTCAAGTTTTTCAAGTTCTTCTCTTGCTTCTGATACCATTTCTCCACCTCTAAGGGAAACTCCACCAGGCAACTGAACACCCTCAAATTTAGACATATTTGAGCCCCATTGTTTTTTAATTTGTGCTGTCACATATCTTTTTAACCAAATATCATTAAATACTTCTGAATATGTTCCAGAAGGTATTTCAACATATGCTTCAATTAGTAAATATTTGTTAACAACTATATCATTTTTCCAATCAGCATCTAGATTTAATTTATTTGTGACTCGATTGAATCTGATCATTTTTTCGGGTTGAAAGAAATCTTGAATCATACTAATATATCTTTTAGTAGAATCATATCTTGCCAAACCCATTGAAGAATTAAATCCTAGGCCGCGATTAATCCCAAAATAATCCATCAATGCCATTTGATAGCGAACATCGAACATATTAATATTTGCAAACTCACCAAACTGATAAACTCTAACCACACTTAATATATCCCCACCACCAATACCGCCTGTTGTCCCA